CCGAGCACGGTCTTAACTCCCAGCTTCTTTCGCAAGCGCTCAGCGTCGGCTTTCATGCTGGCCTCGTCTATGCCCTTGATGTCCTCTATCCATTCCGGAGGCAGGCCCGCCTCGCGTCCTACTTTCTGCCGGAGCGATCCCAGGCGGAAATCCGACAGTTCGGATTCAAGCCCAGCAGTCTTCTTCTGCCAGTCCTGGATTTCGGCGTTCTTGGCGGCCAATAAGCCGGTTAGCTTATCGATCTCGGATTTTGGGACATAGTTGCCTAGCTTGCGATTCAAAGCGGCTTTGTACTGCTCCTCAGTCTCAAAGACTTTGAAGGGACTGCTGCCGCTGCCTTCGGGGGCCTTAGGAGGCTCTGCCGGAGGTGTAGCTGGTGGTGTATTTTCAGTCATGTCTGGAAAGTGCGGGGCCTGATCGGCACAGCGCACCGTGAAAAGGAATTAGATTACCTGCCCGGCTGAATCCTGGGCAATCTGATCGGCTTGGTCTTCATCGTACCCGGCTTCTATCAAAATCTGCTTGGTGCTCCAGCCAGCGGCCCGCTTGGTTTGGGCGACAGTGGCCTCTTCCAGGTCGTCGTCTGGCAGGCCGTCTTTCCATGCTATCTGGATATCCGAGAGCAGCACTGCGCCGGGGACGTTGTTTTTGACATCAAGAACTGAGATGGCTTCAAGGATCTGCTTTAGTGCCGGATCGAATTGGAGCTTTGCCCGCTCGGACTTCTTCAAGGGCCTCATCATGAGCATCCGGAGGGCCTTGCCGGATATCGCATTGCCCAGAGTGTCCGGCTCAAATGCGCATCTGCAGGTCTCGGATATGGTGTAGAGCTGAGTCAGGGCCTTGTCTATCAGCATGAATGAAGCAGATAGCTGCCCGTCCCAGGTGATGTACTGAGGAATCTGGGACCCCTCTTCCAGCGGGAACACGCGCCTCTTGGCATTGTAGTTCCGCTCGCCTGTAACCGGATCTTTGGGGCCGAGAGCATCTTCAGGCACCGCAAAAGCGGGCTCACTGTGGGCGTCCAGGGTGCGGCCTGTCCGAGTAAATGTGATCTCCAGGCGCTTAATTATAGGATCGATGTCTTGATAGTCATCGGTGCCGGTGGTGTCCTCCGATGTACTGGCATTGAGGATAGGAAAGACAAGCGGGCCCGGATAGCCAGTCTCGATGTCAACCACGTCGTAAGGATCAGAGCTTATTCGGCCCTCTGCCAGAGTCGTCTTGAAGCTCTGGATGAATCCGTCGCTATGCCATTCTACATTAAGGATCTTCTCATCCAGTGCCCATGCTATCACATGGCCAACTGCCTCGCCATCAGGCCCTATGATAGGATACCAGTTCTTTGGGGCGATGACCTGGAGCTTGGCGGGCTGGCCTTCTTCGGCATAGATCTTACAAACGCCCGCGCCGTATCGACTCATATCGATTCTTGCGGCATAGCATCGAGCCCACAAAGAGAGCCGGATGATCAGAGAATCAAGATAGGTCTGCTCTGCTGGAGTAATCGGGTTGCCCTTGGCGTCTCGTGATTTTTTGCCTGCCGTCAGAGCGGGCTTCTCCGAGAAAAGGAGATCAGCCCAAAGAGTGCTAAGTTGCTTATGGAAGTTGATCAGGAAAAGGACTTTGTTGTATTCTTTTTCTTTGTCTGCATAGAGGTTCCGGAGCACGTTGTAGACTTCATCGTGCTTGCGCTGCCAGAGCTTCAGGTTCTCATCGTAGATCGTGATCCTCTTGCCCGGCCCTACGTCCTCCTCCGGCGGCCAGGGCTTGCCACGGGCGAAATATGACTGGATATTATCAGGTGTAATCATGCAATCAACCGCATACGTCTAAGCTCTTTGGCTGCCCTTCGGCCAATATACCGGCCAGCATCGCAGACGTGGTCCGGCGATCCCGAGCCGCCCTTGAGATACATGTCCTTGCCCTTTTCCTGTGCTTTGATGTCCCAGAGGAGATTCATGAATCCCCATATCGTTATCGGACAGTTTTTGCGGAAGACCTTAAGCCGGCCAATAGAGAACATGGTAATTAAGTCCTCGATGCCTGGCAGGATTTCGTTATCAGCCGCATGAATTCCAGTAAATATCGATTTAGGAGACTTTCGCAAGTCTGTTTCAAACCCCTTCTTTTCTTCCGGTGGGACAATTACCGCTTCAGGAAACTTGCGTTGCCCATTCCAATAAGCCAGACGGTCTAGGTCCTCAATATAATCAATGTTAGTCTTGGTTCGCTTCTCCTTAACCGAGTCCCAATAGAACTCGTTGAGGATATACCAGATGCCTCCGCTTAATCCCCATAGCTGTGCGGCGAACGGATTACTTACCCCATAATCGAACCCAATCAAGAATTGAACGAAATTCTCAGGGACGCTATCAACCACATAACCGGATTCTGGGCTATCATCAAAGAACGAGAAGACCCGGCCCTCAGCAGCCGCCCGCAAACCGAGCACATACCGCTTATGATAGACAGATCCAACCGGCCATTGAGACTTTATTCTGTTCTTGGCTTCTTCAGAAAGCGATGGGTTATCATCCATCACCAAATGAAGAAAATAGAGCTTGCCGTCTTTGGTTAGTGGATCAGTGGTTTCGATATAAAGAGGATGGTTTGGATTCTCAGGATTATTAAGGAACCATGCCTTCGCACCTTCCACCGAAAGGCGGGCGAGACCCTGATTAATGAAGCTCTGGGGCATCAGCGGCGGCTCATCAAATAAGATTCCGGCCAGCGTCTTGCCCTGGATCAGGTCTTGGCTGGCTTCATCTTTTCCGCCATAGATCCAAAATATGTTTTCGTGATCAGTATCCTTATTATAAATTGTTAAGTGCGACCCCTCTTCTCGGCCTCGCCTGAATTGGACTTCATAAGATGGCTCTACAGAGAGCACTTTCATGAGCGGGCGAACTTGATTCCTTATCGCCGTTCCGATTGTCTTGGAGCAGAGCGCAAATTCCTCTTGATCGTAGGTATACGACGCCCAGTTCACGAAACTGAAATCTGCCAGGACGGTTTTGCCGCACCTCACAGATCCTTCTGCCTGGAAATATGCCAGGTCTTTATAAGGGCTTGAAGGAGTCCACCAATAGAGGATCTGTTCTTGTTTGGGGCTCGGCGGCTTCCAAGAGAATGCCGGTTTATTGAGGCGGCGGGCTTTCTGTTTCTGCATAGACTTTACTCGCCCGGTTCATATACCCTGCCATAAATCCACTATCTTTCTTTTCGCCATCTGGCTTATCTGGATTGCCCTTAGACAGGATCTCCAGGACTTTCACCGCCGGGGCAATGCAAGACCCGAGTGCCCGGAGGTCGTGTGTTTCGGCCTTCTTTGCCGCTCTGAGGCAGATATCATAGATCTCCTGAGCGCACCCGGCCACATTCAGGCCGATTTCGGTTTGCTTTTCGATTGCAGCAGACTTAATTTCTTTTGGTATGTGCCCATATCGAACGTGATTCTTTATAACCTGGGTTGGATCTTTTCCAGGCAGCTTAAATTGGTGCGCTATAGTGCTATACGGTGTTTTATTAAGAATTAATTCATCTATCTGACATCGGTTTTTATGCGAGCAGATAAAACACTTCTTCGGCACATATCATCAATCCTGTAGTAATTAGCACCGGCGGGCCTGCGATTGATCCCGGCGAGAGATCAGAGTCACATCAAAAGATAGGAGGTGTATTGAATGTAGAGACAGGCCGCGCCGTGGTTCTCTCATGGAGTAACTCGGAGGATAGGCCCGGCGCGCTTCTTCACCGGGCCGGATTTGGTCTGACACACCAAAGCTATGCGTTCTGGTTTGGTGATTATGAAGGGCTCCGAGCAGAGCCCCAATGGAATTTATCCCGGATATATTAAATATCCTTTCGACAGTTGGGATCGTCAACGGGCTCCGGCTGCCAGCGGTTGCCATCATCGCCTCATCTGCAGGCCAGTCTCACCTCTGGCCCTCAGGTCTTGCCCTGCATATTGCGGAGATGCAGGCTCCTGTCATTTCATCCTTTTCCGGCCCTTATCCGTCCGGCGCTTATGACTTTTATCAGGTCCTTTGTAGACCATCTTTTCCTGAGCGGCATAATTCCAACCCCTGTAAGGCGCGGCATCCATCTTTTGCCTCGGAAAATTGAAGACACTCGCGCCGCAATGAGGGCAATAAGTAGCTCGCCAGCAGGCATAATAGATTGCCTTGTGACAGTTGCCACAATACCATTCTATGATCTGATTATCCGAAAATTCCGCCCACCAATCCGATGGCTGGCGCTGTGGTTGGCTTGGGACATCGGTAGGCGGGATGTCTGCCGTTAAGGTTTCCGTCTTATCCATTGATCCTCCTCCTATTTATATTCTTCTAGTTTTCCGCCAGAAGACCATCTTCCCGCCGCGCTTGGTATATCTCTCTTCCCTGACCACGCACCCCAGGGCCTCCAGGTCCTCCAGGATATCCCGGAGGTTGCTATCAGTCCGATGGCAGAGCCGGGAGAGTTTGGCCATCCGCACGGGCTCATAGGGCACTATGGCCAGCGTCGCCACCAATCGCTCAATGCAGACCCTCATGCCAAGAACTCCCCTAGATCTAACAGGTT